GGTCCGTCTCCGGCGACCGGACCGCAGCGCTGTGCGTGCAGGTCATGACCGATACCGGCCAGCCCACGCCCGGCGCGCACGGCAAGGCCGGCTCTGTCTCGGCCGCGGCGATCGCGCAGAACTACACGGCGCAGGCCACCAGCGGCTGGGGCTTCATCGGCGACTGCGACTTCGACCAGAAGGGTGCCCAGACCGCCGGCACCGGCTGCACCCTCATCGGTTCCGCGAATGTCGGCGTTGCCATCACCTACGGCTTCGTCCGGCGCACCAGCGCCGACGATGTCAACGGCAACACGAACACCCTCAACGTCACGCTGCCGGGCACCTCGACGAACCTCAACTGGGTCTACGTCGAGATCCTGCCCAACGCGGGCGCCGCGAGCACCATCACCGCTCCCGATCAGGTCCTGCCGCTCGATCTGGTGCTGGAACTGCTCGCCGAGCAGCAGGAGTACTTCGGCGGCCTCGCCGACCCTGGTCCACCGCGGTGGACGCCGGGACCGGCAAGACGTCGGCCAACGTGGCGACCCGCTGCGCCGCGTCGGGCCATCCCGCCAGCCCAAGAGATGCCACCTTCCGGGCGCGCACCGCGGCTGCGAGTCCGCCCACGGTTGCGCTCACCCGAGTCGGTGTTCGTCCCAACGCAGGCCGCCGCACCAATCGCGACGTGGATTCCGCAGCCGGTGGAGAAGTTCCTCCGGTTCGTCTTCCGCCGCCGTGGCCGGTCCACCGTCGCCGTCCCCGACTCGCCGATGGTGTGGCAGGCCCGACACATCACCACCAAGCCCACACCGCGACTGCGCAGGCGGGTTACCGAGACAGTACCGGCGCAGGTCATCCTGACGGCTCCGAGTTGGACGCCCCAGTCGATACGCCAGCGACTACGCGGGGCCAGACTGAGCCTGCGGCGCATCGTTACCCCAGTCCCGGCCCAAGTCGTTCTGACTGCCCCGGCTTGGTTGCCGCCCTCCTGGCGCAGCCGGCTCAAACCACGTACGGCCCGGCTCCGCACGCCAGCCCCAGTCCCGGCGCAGCAAGCCCCGCCGCTGGCCAGTCGGGTGAAGGTCCGCGCAGTCCGGACCGTGCGTGGCAAGCACCGCACCGTCGTACCGGCACAGGTTGCGGCTGCGGCGCCCAGCTATCCGCCGCGGGCTACGCGCATCCGCCAGACATCGTTCGCGGTTCGCCGCCGTCGGCCTCCTGCCCACGGCTGGCTACTCATCGCGGTGGTTACCGGCGTCGGCCGCGAGGCGCCGTACGTCAGCCAGACGTCGCCGTCGAAGGCCACGACCACGGCGCGGCTCGACCGCACTTCCTCCGCCGAGCACACCTATACCTCGCAGACCGGTTCGATCACGCGCACGGACGGGGGCCAACTGTGAGAGATCTCGGCGACCGGCTCAACGTCGAAGTGCTGGTCGTCAACCCGTTCACTGACGCGGCCACGGATGCGACCGTCGTCCTCACGGTCACGGCACCCGACGGCACCACGTCCACGCCGGCGATCAACCATGCCGCCGTCGGCGATTACCAGGCTAGCTTCACGGCGACCCAGACGGGCAAGTGGCGCTGGCGCTGGGACATCACCGGAACCGTCGTCGACGTCCAGTACGGCGAGGAGACGGTACTCAACCCGTCCCCGGTCCTTTACGCGACGCTGGCCGACCTCAAGCAGATCCGGCCCAGCCCGACCGGCAATACCGACATCGACGCCGCCATGCTGCGGGCCCTGAACGTGGCGTCGCGGCGCATCGACCGCATGTGCGGCGGTCGCCAGTTCTGGCTGGACAAGACCGCCACGGCCCGCATCTTCCGGCCTCAGGGCCGGGTTGCTCCGGCGCAGTACGGCGAGTGGCTGCTGATCGACGACATCGGCGACCCAACTGGCATGATCGTGGAGGTCGGTAACGGCACCACGTTCACGGCGATTACGAACTATGACACCGGCCCGGAGAACGCGATCGCCTACCAGACGCCCATCACGAAGCTGTTCCGGCGGCTGATGCCGTGGACCAACTGGACGATGCAGCCCAACGCGCAGATCCGCGTCACGGCACTGTGGGGCTGGCCGATCATCCCGGACGAGGTCGTGCAGGCGACGCTGATCATGGCCAACCGGCTATACCTGCGCAAGGACTCGCCGGAGGGCGTGCTCGGCAACTCGGAGTGGGGCGTGGTACGCGTGGGCGCACGCGACCCGGACGTGTCTGAACTGCTGGGCGACCTGATGCTGCCGGGCGTGGGCTGACATGCAGACGGCCGAAGTCGGCCTGTGGCTGATGAACCGGCTCTCCGCTTACGAGCTCCGATACAGCGAGGACCAACCGCGCGACGACCACGGCAGATTTGGCGAAGGCAGCGGTGGTGACTCCGGCGGCGGCCTCACGGGCAATGCCGCTCTCAACGCGGCACCGCTGGGACTGGTGGACAACACAGTCAATCCAGTTAGCGGAAAGATCACCTCAAAACCGGGACCCGGGATGACGCCCGAAGAAGCGAAGGCACTCAGCTCCTATCGTGAGCGCGGCTTCGTCAAGGTCAACGGTGACCTGAGAAAAAACGATGGAGAGCCGACCAAGCCCGATACGCAGAAGGCTGTGGCCACCATCGACGCCGCGATGAGCCGATCGCAGCTGACGAGCGGTGTCTCGGTTGAGCGAGGCATCAGCAACGGCCCGGCCATGTTTGGCGACCGTTGGCAGGGCGATCTCACGGGCACCACGTTCGTCGAGCACGGCTACACCTCGACCACCACGGACCACAACATCGCCAGCGAGTTCGCCGATCGCATCCCCGGCGTTTCCGATGGCGGACTGGCTCGCATCTCGGTTCCCTCCGGGACGTCCGCGATCAAGTTGTCCGACAGGGGCCCGTTCCAGGAGGCGGAGCTGCTACTCGATCGGGGCCTGACCTACGAGGTGGTCTCCGACACGGGCCCCGGTTCCGGCCGACAGATCGAGATGCGGGTGAAGTGATGACGACGCCTCATGACGATGCCCTGGACCGGATGACCGACTGGGCGGAGCCCGTAAAGATCGTCAAGGAACCGAAGAAGCCACCGCCGCCCAAGAAGCCGGCTAGCTGATGGACATCGCCGCCGTCCGCGCCGCGCTAGGCCGGGCGCCCGCCACCGTGCCGGCCGTGCTCGGCAAGACGATCACCTGCACCGCCTACACGCCGAACTCGGTTACCGTGCCTTGCTTCTTCCCGGCCGAGGTCGAGGTCAAATACCACGACGCGAAGAACACCTTCAACGGCCAGCCGGTCGTCGAGGCTATGTGCCGGCTACTCACCGCGGAGCAGGCCAACGACATCGGCGGCCAGCAGATGCTCGACGCGTACCTGTCGCACCCGGCGTCAACATCCGTCAAGGCGGCCATCGAGTCAGACCAGACGCTGGGTGGCGCGGCGAAGTTGGTCTTCGTGCACGACATTGACGGCTACCGGCTCTACACCGTCGGGCTGAACGCCTACTACGGCGCCACCTTCCGCGTGCTCGTGATGACCGGTTAGGAGACGTAATGGCCTTCACGCCGCTTGTGCTGACCAGTGTGCGGACCTTTGCCGGTGGCTACGACCTCACCGGGTACTCCAACAAAATCGAGCTCGGGCTCGAATGCGAGGAGAAGGACGTCACCACGTTCCTGCCCATCTCGGACCCGAACGTGGGCTGGAAGAAGTGCACCGCCGGCCTCGCGTCTGGAAGCGTGAAGGCGGCCGGGCTGTGGGACGCCGACCCCACCATCGTCATCGACGACATCGCCTTCCCCGCCCTGGGCACCATCGTCCCGTTCAGCGTCTACCCGGTCGACGCCGCCGAGGGATCGCTGGGCTACTTCACCCAGACGCTGCAGAAGAACTACCAGTTCTGGGGCGCAGTCGGCGACGTCGCGCCGTGGTCGATCGACGAGGAATCCTCCTGGCCGGTCGTACGTGGCCAGTCGCTCGAGGCGCCCGGCACCGCGCGGACCACGACCGGAACGGGCACGGCGGTCCAGCTCGGCGCCGTCCCGGCCGGCAAGCAGATCTACGCCGCGCTCCACGTGCTCAGCGTCGCCGGCACTGGCAGCCCGACCATCACCGTGACGGTCGAGTCCAACGTCGACAACACGTTCGGCGCGCCCACCACGCGGATCAGCTTCACCGCGGCCACGGTCGTCGGCGGCCAGATCCTGCGCACGGCCGGACCGGTCACCGATACGTGGTGGCGTGCCCGGTGGACCATCTCGGGCTCCTCCCCCTCGTTCCTGTTCCTCGTCTCAGCCGGCATCTCGATCTAGGAGTTCCAAATGGCCTTCACCCCGATGGTCCTGACGCAGTCGATGCTGCTGCTGAACGCGAGCGACCTCTCTGCCTACACCTCGAAGATCGAGGCTGTCGTAGAGGTCGACGACAAGGACGTGACCACGTTCGGGTCGCTCGGCTGGAAGAACTTCCTCGGCGGACTCAAGTTCGGTCACCTGGCGATCACATGGAAGAACGACGTGACGGCCGCCGACCTCGACTCGATCCTGTTTCCACTATTCGGCACGGTCGTCACCTTCGAAGTGCGCGCCGTGAACACGGCCCGCTCGACCTCAAACCCGGCCTATACGGGCAGCGTGCTCGTCAAGACGCTGCAGCCGATTTCCGGTGCCGTCGGAGACGTCAACGAACAGAGCGTCACCTATCCCACATCGGGTGTCGTGACGAGGGCGACCGCGTGAGTTCCAGCATCGCGCTCACGGTCACCTCCGAGGACCTGACCCACCTGGCGAAGATCCTCAGCAAGGAGGAAGACGGCAAGAAGTTGCGTCGCGACCTGGCCAAGAGCCTCCGCGAGGCAAGCAAGCCGGCTGCCGAGGAGGCCAAGTCCGCGATTCTGTCCATGGACACGGGCGGCCTGCCGCACGAGGGCCAGTCACTCCGGCAGGCCATCGCGGAACGGATCACCGTCGAGGCTCGACTCACCGGACGGTCGACCGGGGCGAAGGTGAAGGCCCGCCGCCTTGCGACCGGGTTCATTCACGCGCCGAAGCGCACCAACGCCGAGAAATTCCGGCACCCGGTCTTCCAGCGGACTAGCAGTAAAGGCGTCTTCGTCGACGTCTGGGTCGATCAGGTCGGCAAGCCCCGCTGGTTTGACGATGCGCTGAAGAACTACGGCGAGAAGTGGCGCGAGGCCGTCATGGAGGCCGTCAATGCCATGGCCGAGCGGATCGCCAGAAGGGCTGAATAGTGTTCGTGACCCTGAGCCAGGAGGGCAACTCCCCGCAGATGTGGGAGTTCGACCCCACCAAGGTGCGCGCCAGTCAGGGAGAGATGGTCGAGAAGCGCTACGGCCAGCCGTGGGACGTGTTCCTGCGCGACCTGATCAAGGGCTCGATGCTTGCCCGCCGGGTGCTGCTATGGCACCTCATGCGTCTGGCGCACCACACGCTGCGATATGAGGACACCCCCGACTTCTACTCTTCCGAGCTGACCGTCGAGTATTCGCGTGCCGAACTTGAGAGCATGCGCGCCACGGCCGAGACGAGCAAGGCCCTCACCGAAGACGAACGCTCGCAGGCGCTGGCCGTGCTCGACGACGAGATCGCGAAGGCGCCAACCGGGGTGGATGAGGGAAAAGCGCTATCGGGGAGCGACTCGCCCGCTACTGGCTAGCGCTGTGCGACGCCACGCACATCCCCGCCGACGAGTTGGGCGACCGGCTCACCGTCATCCAGCTGGAGCAGGCCTGCGAACAGATCGACCGTCTCAACGCCGAGGCTGAGAAGGCGAGGCATCGGTGACGGACACCAGCCTGATCTTCAATATCCTCGCGAAGGACCAGGCGTCACAGGCGTTCGGCTTGTTGAAGATCAAGGCCACCGAGGCGTTCAACAGCATCGCGGACCGCGCCTTCGACTTCGCCAAAGAGACGGTCGACGCCTTCGCACAGGGCGAGCGGTCGCAGCTGCTGCTTGAGGATGCGTTCGCCAAGTTCCCCGGGCTGGCCGACACGAACATCGAGCACCTCCGCACGCTGAATGAGACCTTGCAGTCGACGGCGAAGTACGACCACAACGCGATCGCTGAGG